GGGATGCCCTATACTCTGTTATAGATACAGGGCCAACTTTAGCTAGGGCTAGGATAAATAGAGACAGTTCCGTAGAGGTAGGTGGTGAGTTGGTAAGTAATATACCAGTTCCATCTATTGCTTTGGAGCATCCTGAACATGGTGATGTATACTCTGCTGATGTTTATATCAGAGTGTTCTTGGATACTATGCAAACAGCAGTGTTTGATTCTGATGCAGAGAAGTTTAGTAATATGTCTCAGCACTTTCAGAACTTCGGTAGCACTGCTTTAGATTGGCATGGTGGTGACAAATGTGGTTGGATTCCTAGTAAGGAGAAGGAGAAACTACGAGGCGTAGATCCTATAGCTTACGCTAACGCAACTAAAGTTAAACTCTACAGACACGTATTTGGTTTGATGCGTATGGAGAAGCCTATAATTCCAGGATCTGATGAGAAGGTAGAGATTAATGAAGTGCCTTTTCGTATGAAGCTTGGACCTTCTAACTTCATGGAAGTGAGCAAGGTTATCAAGGCAATGATGCATCAACAGAGTAAGCCTTACAACCATGAGATGAAGATCTCGTTTAAACTAGAGAAGCGAGGTTCTAATAAGTGGTTTGTATTGAAGTATCAACCAATACTAACTAAGATGCATCCTCTAACTGATGAAACTAGGGGATTGATTACAGACTTTGTAGACTTAGTTAAGAGAGAGAATGAGCAAGTCTCTGATAGAATGCGAGAAAACTCAGAAGCAAAAACGGATGATGATTTTAGTGATATCATTGAAGGTTAATCATGGATCTCACAACTAAGTTAGAAGCTTTTCTAGCTGGTGAACCTAAGATACCCGATGACATAATATTTCGGGCTAGTCAGATGTTCAACAACAAACTAGGTAAGTTTAACTTTACGAGAAAGAGGGGAGCAGGTCTTCCCTCTATGTCTCAAGTGGGTAAGCCTTTCTGCCAACTCCATGCTGAGAAATTAGGATGGGATAAGGTAGCAGAGACTGACTCTTTTAAAATTAAAATGTTATACGGAGATATGACAGAAGTTATTGCAGTTGCTTTACTACTGGCTGCAGGGGTTGAAATAGTTGACCTAAATAAACGAATAGTGCTTCAGACAGAGGCAGGTGATATACGAGGTGAACTCGATCTTATTATACGTGAAGGTAACTCACATTCTCTGTGGGATATTAAGAGTGCATCGAGGTTTGCATTTGAGAAGAAGTTTGAATCTTATGATGCACTAAAGAATAACGATGACTTTGGTTATCTAGAACAGTTGTATGGATATACTAAAGCAGAAAGGAATGAGACACCTGATATAAAGGCTGGTGGTTGGATCGCTATCAACAAGGAGTCAGGTGAAATGAAAGTTGTTAAGGCTGATCCAGATGATGAGGAAGCGTATACAACTAAGATAAACGACACAATAGCTAAGTACCTCAAGGCTGATGAAAGTAACTTTGAACGTTGTTTTGAGGATGAACCTGAAACCTTTTATAAGAAACTAACAGGTAATCGTAAGTTAGGTAAGACTTGTTCATACTGTAACTTTAGATATTCTTGTTGGCCTGATTTAGTCTATGCGAAAAATCCAAGGTCCAAGTCGGCAACGGCATACAACTACTACACGGTCCTCAAAGATTAAAGTCTCCTCTGCCAAAGCTAAAGGCAGAAGATTGCAACAGTGGGTAAGAGATTACCTACACTCTAATCTAAAAGGTATAGAGAAGGATGATGTTACTTCTACTCCAGGTGGAGTCAACGGTCCTGATATAGGACTTAGCCCACTTGCAAGGAAGCTATTTCCTTGGACGGTAGAATGCAAGTCACGTTCATCCTTCTCTATTTATTCTGCGCTAGAACAAGCAGAGAAGAACCTAATAAAAGGAACTAAACCAGTTGCTATATTAAAGGGCGATAGAAAACGTCCTATGGCATTACTTTATGCAGAAGATCTAATGGAGATTTTAATATGTTCGATGACAAAAAACAAAAAGTAATACATCAAGTTACAGTGCCAGATAATACATTCTCTATCTTCTGTAATTACGATGAAGACACAAGAACTATTAGTTTATACGTAGGAGACTTTACATCTGATGAGTTAGCAGGTGGTCCTGCCCATGAGATGTTGCTAGAGATTGGTGACAGTATTACTATGATGCTTGAAGCCACTATACAGAATGCAGTCGCTCAATCTACTGGTGATGGTAAAGTAGAATTAAAACCAATAGAGAAAGTAAAAAACATAGACGGTAATATAATATATGCAAACTTTTCAAAGAGGATACACTAATGGCAGTCGATATGGTAAATCATCCACCTCATTATAATCAAGACAACATAGAATGTATTGATGCAATCGAGGCAGCAACAGGTAAATATTTTAGATATTATCTACAAGGTAACGTAATGAAATATCTTTGGAGGTTTGACTATAAAGGAGAACCAATAAAAGATCTGAAGAAAGCTCAATGGTATCTTGAAAGACTTGTAAAAGAAGTTACTCTTGAGGAGTATGAAAAATATGGAGATACTTCCAGTGATAGTATTTGTTAGAATAACTGCTGATGTAGATAAGGATGCTTCATTCTTACCTGCTGATGGAGTAACAGGATTAGAGTCTGAGTTAAAAGACTTAATCTCTAATGCAATAAAAGATTGTATTGACGGTATAGATATTACTAGAATAAAGGTTATAATAGATGACATTTAAATCCAACATGAACCCAATGTTTCGTTCAAAGTTTTCAGAAGATATATTTAATTTAAAGTATGCTCATACAGGTTGTGATAGTTGGGAGCAGTTGGCTAGAGTGTTAGTCGAAGATGTATGTGGTAATTTACGTTCTGATGAAGAACCTTTAATGAAGAAGGAAGAACGTAGAGAACTACAGAGATATATTAAAGACCTAAAGTTTGTGCCAGGTGGTAGGTATCTTTACTATGCAGGTAGAGAGAGAAGATTTTATAACAACTGTTTCTTGTTAAAGGCAGAAGAAGACACAAGAGAAGATTGGGCTAACCTTAGTTGGAAGTCTGAATCATGTTTGATGACAGGAGGAGGTATAGGAGTAGACTACTCTGTGTATAGAGAGTCAGGTAGAACTTTAGGAGGATCAGGTGGTCTATCCTCTGGACCGATTCCAAAGATGCAAATGATTAATAGTATAGGTGCTAACGTAATGCAGGGTGGATCACGTAGATCTGCCATGTATGCTTCGTTACATTGGAAGCACAATGATATTCCCAGCTTTCTTACAGCAAAAGATTGGGATAAGATACCTGTAGGTGATACTGGATTTACTCTGAAGCAGATTAAGGAACAGGATTTTAACTTCCGCGCCCCTCTAGATATGACTAACATCAGCGTAAACTATGACACCGAATGGTTATTAAACTACTGGAAGACAGGAGATGTTGGTGAGGTATTTAAGAGTAATGTAAAGCAAGCACTTCGATCAGCAGAGCCTGGTTTCAGCTTTAATTTTATGGAGAATGAAGATGAAACACTACGAAATGCTTGCACTGAAGTATGCAGTGCTGACGATAGTGATGTTTGCAATTTGGGGAGTATCAATCTTGGGCGTATTGATTCTATAACTGAGCTTGCAAGAATTGTAGAATTAGGAACTAAGTTTCTAATCTGTGGTACATTGAGAGCAGAGTTGCCTTATGATCAAGTATATCAAACTAGAGAGAAGAATAGACGATTAGGTCTAGGACTAATGGGTATGCATGAATGGCTGGTAAAACGTGGAGAGAAGTATGAAGTTACCCCAACATTACATAGATGGTTATCGATATATCAAGGGGTTAGTGACGACACAAGTAAGAAATTTTCTAGTGAGCTATCTATATCCCAACCAGTTGCGAACAGGGCTATCGCTCCTACTGGTAGTATTTCTATACTCGCTGGTAGCTCCAGTGGGATAGAGCCAATATTTGCAGTGGCATACAAGCGTAGGTATCTACGTGGTGGTACTCGTTGGAAGTATCAGTATGTTATAGATTCTGCTGCACAAGAGTTAATAGATATGTATGGTGCTGATCCTGAGAAGATAGAGTCTGCATTAGATCTAGCAGATGACTATGAAAGAAGGATTAAGTTCCAAGCTGATGTTCAAGACTATGTAGACATGAGTATTAGTTCAACTATTAACTTACCAGCATGGGGATCTAAGTTTAATAATGAAGATACAGTTGATGACTTCACTAGAACTTTAGCATCTTATGCACATAGATTAAGAGGGTTCACTGCATATCCAGATGGATGTAGGGGTGGGCAACCTCTTTCTGTTGTTCCATATAGTGAAGCAATAGATAAGTTAGGAACAGAATTTGAAGAACACGTTGAGACACATGATATCTGTGAAATTACCAATTCAGGAGGGGTATGTGGCGTTTAAAAGACGCAGAAGATATCCTTATCCAATGAGGGATATCGTCCACCAAGGCAGGGTAGGGTTTAGACGTAATAAAAATAATCCCTTCCCTGTTACATCAGATAGGTATAGGGAGTGGCTGCGAGGCTACAACCTTGCTTACTACGAACAACTTAATCGTATAGGAGATAACGATGAAAGCTAAACTAATGGGAGGATTACTTGCTGTATGTTTATTTGCGTTTAATGTTTCCGAATCAAAAGCACAAACAAATCCAGGAACAAACTGTAGGAGTATGGAAGAGGCTGTCGCTTATTTGGAGAAAACTCATGGCGAACTTCTCTCGTTCAGAGGACTCTCATTGAGAGGACACGTTACTACTATCTATATGAACGAAACTACAGGCACTTGGACTGCTCTTGTTCTATATCCAAGTCTAGAACATAAGATGTGCGTAGTAGATTCGGGAACTATCGGAGAGAAAATAGATGGTAAAACTAATAATAAAGTGAATAGTGACCCTGCATACGATGGATTTCGTAAATTCTTTAATGTTAATGCAGCATATGAGTATTTATTGCGTATATTTGGGGTTCAAAACCCCGAAATCATGCGTAAGCCACTTTAAACGCTCATACAGCGCGATTAGGTAAAATTTGGACTATACCTACCAAAGACTATCGTTAGACCCCTTTCTCGCGCATCCTCCGAAGCCGATTTTTTAAAAAGTAGTCAAAAAATGGATAAAGATCACGTTGGAGTGAAGATTGTTACGAAAACACCACTACATACTATGGATTGGTATATAAAGTGGTTAGCAAGTATAATACTGATGATAGGAATGCTATTAACGTCTAATAACATCTACCCATTGAATTTATATTTTCACTTCATAGGTATAGGAGGTTGGCTAATTGTTGGTATGTTATGGAATGACAGATCGTTAATTGTTATTAACACCTTCTCACTAGCCATGATTGCAACAAGTTTATTTAGAATACATCTAGAACTATAGAAGGGAAAGGAGATGAACTTCAAAACAGTAATAAGTAAAGAAGATGGGGCTAAGTCAAGTAATAGTTTTGGCCTCTTGCGTGATGCTAAAAGATATGCTAGAAAGTATTCTAGTCCAGGTGATCACGTAAAGATTACTGAGTCAGGTAATAAAGAAGTATTTATTTTGTTTGATTATATTGTCGAAGATTGGAGAGACAAATGATTAAGAATTTACTAATAGCTAGTGGTATTATAATAGTACTTGCAATCGGTGGAGTTGCCGTTGCTGATACCAATAAATTTCTAGGTGTGCTTAGTGGTAAGTGCAGCTATACAGAAGATGGTAATTGGGTAGACCAGAAAACAGGTAAGGTCTATGCATACGGAACTATGGAAGATGCAAAGGGTTGCGCTTTCTTTGGTCTGTTACCTCAGTCAGTACTAGACAGACTAGGTTGGTTAGGAACTGATGAAGATAAAGAAATAGCAGACGCTATGCGACTGTTAAATAAAACCGTTAAAGAATCTCATAATAAATAAGTGAAGGGGGATTAATTTCCCCCTTTATCTTTTGGTGAAACCTGCACCGAAATACAAGCCAGTGATTGCAGCGACTAAGTTTGTATCAAGTGGCGTTATTACGAAACCATTAAATGATTTCCACATCATAGCCTTATCAGGCCCGAATAACCAGTTAGAGAAACCTCCTTGTAGTTCTGAGTAACCTACAGTTACCAGCCAAGGAGTATCAGGATAAATCAAAGGAACTACCTTTGGTAGCACGATAATTGCAAATACAGCAGACAGTGCTATGATTCTTCTAGTCCAAGCAAAGTGTGTGTCTTTTAATCCATATTCTCTTACAGACGTATTGATCTTGTCCTCTGCTGTTAATGCAGTAATATACATCTTGTTACGTTCTTGAGCAGATTTAATACTCTGCCCCCATATACTCATAACACCACCTAATACGGTTGATGCTAAGAGTGTAAATATCTCCATTGGGAATCCACCCATGTCTATCTCCTTAAAATCCTAATGCATTCATCTGGCCTATGTAACCACCTTCTTTTCGTCCTATAGCTCTACCCTCTTGAGTTAGCCCACCAAGGACGTTCAATCTTGCTCTTTCTCTGTTTATATCATTTTGATATTCTTGGATTCTACTATCTTGATCTAATGCTGGATCATTGTAACCTCTAGCTGTAGTTTTCTCACCTAAATATTTTAGTTGAGGAATAGGTGTACCTGCATCTTTTTTTCTTTTGTAAAGATCTCTAATTTCTTTTTTAGTATTTCTTTTTCTGAAGTTATGTAGATTATATAAAAGAGGTTTTTCAGCTTTAATTTGTTCTGCTGCAACCTGTCTAATATTGTTAAACCTATATCCTAAATTTCTAAATGATCTTCTTAAAGGTTCAGGTAGCTC